GTCGGGAGGGACAGGGGGGGCAGAAATGCGCCCTAAAAAAAAGCCTACTGACTTGCGACCCTTGCGTTGATTGCACGCAGCACAGCTAGTTGTCAGATTTTCCATCTCATCACCACCGCCATCAACCTTGGCCACTATGTGATCGCAATGGTTAGCACCTGGTGCACCACAATAAGTACAGGTATGGTTATCACGCCTTAGCACTCTAAGCCTTTGCTTCTTAAACTCACTTGTGTTGTTGTTGTGTCTTAATGCCATCCGTACCGCCTCCAATGCTTTAAGGCCAAAGCCATCGATCCATATCTATTATAGGCATACGATATGCACCATCGCACCTGTTGACGGTAATTAGCGTGCATCATGTACTTACTGCGCCCTTGACATAAACCTGAATGTGAACCATTGCGAGCGCGTATGTTCCAATTGCTCTCATAATTCCACAGAATAAGAGCTGCGCTAAACTCTAATGGTGTCAGTCGATGACCGGCATAGGACTGGATTGTTTTAAGATCAACTGCACTTGCTCCAGGGCTGCTAAGCAATAGACATAGCCCTGCCAATAGATGCACAACACACCGCCGGGCTATCCCTAACGGGCCCTGCCGTGCGCTATGCATCGTACCCATCAAGTCAAGTAACAGCGTGAATCTTGGGCGTTTCCCACAGGTTTGAGGTGCCTGTGGGTAACTCCTGTGGATAACTATCTATCAAACCATAGGCTGAAAATGCGCCCAATCACTAGCCCCAATAGGAGGCCCATCCATAGATCAGGCATCAGCGTGTTCCAATAGACACACGCCCATGACCCCACACCTGGTGCATTGCAATACCTTCACATGATCGGGCAAATTATCGGTAATAATGCGCTCAATCTGCTCGGTTATTTTCTTACACTTGCGACACTCATAACGGATTGTAATAGTCATTTAACTACCTCACGGCATTTTATGCAATAGAACATCAATGGATCGATGGACATATACCCAGCGCCATCGGCATCAAATACTTCCCCACAAGTGGTGCATTGATCCTTGGCCTGGATGATGTCCTCCAAATTGACCCATCCAGCAGCTGTGTGAATCTGTAGCTCGGCCATTACTTCACACTGGCAATCTTTGGCACCCAAACGCCCTCAGCGTTGAGCACGAACCAATTAGCCGCGCATTGCTCGCCGCTGTTTCGATCTTTACGGCATCCCATTCCGTAATAGGATTTGCCATTCTTTTCACCTGATACTTCCATGCGCTCGCCATGAATGCAGTTGTAAGCATCAAAGGGTGCGGCCTCTAGCTCACTTAATGGAGCAGCCCATGGGTCATAAACATCTTGCTGCTCAGGCTTTTTGATTGCCGTCACTGTTGCCTTGGGTGCCTCTTGGCGCGCTTTGACTTCCTGCAGGCTTGCAATCTTTTTGCTCGGTATGCCAATAGCAATAGCGCAACGACCCCACGCACTTGTTTCAGCATTCATCAACTCACTTCCCTTTGTGTAAGGGGTGCGCCCTGGTATCTCCTCCCAAGCACAGGCAATGGCCGGGCATGGGTCAAATGGATCACGATATAACGCAGCTGTGTAAGCAATGTAGGTAATGCCTGCAACCTCAATAATCTTAAATGGCTCCATTGGATTTGATGGTCTAAACACGGCCTCTGGGTACATTTCTTTTACGCGCTTGATGCGCTCTGCTACATCGACATAATCATCCATTGCAAAACTCATAACATTGCCCCTTCATCTACGGCAATCCACACGATGCAGTTGTTGCCTTTAACATTTGGCCGGGTTCGACCACTATCAATGACCAAACGCATCTTTACCAATGAACCCCGTGATGGCCTGACACTATTGCCATCGATGTGCGTGACGCTTTCAATTTCTTGATCGGTTGCCCCGTCTAATCCACGGCTTTCAATGTATGAATAGACGGCGCGATTGATTGATCCAATGTGAGGCTCAACAGCTAGTAAAGCCTCTAGTGATGTGCGCTGATATGTCATTATTGATTGGCCACTTCTCGGCGGCCAACTCCCTTGCCTAAATCAAAGCCGGCTTGAAAGCCCTTATCAAGTCCTGCCTCACGACCCATCAAATAACCTGCATACATAATGATGCTGCACATTGTTGTAACAATTGTAAAGATAGCCCAATCAGGAAATGCACTCATTTGCCTGCCTGCCCTTCAAGTTTCCAATAAGCCTGGATTGTCTGATCCATGTCAAATCTAAATTGGCCACCGATAGGCTTCATAGCTTTGATCTTGCCATCGCGTACCATGCGGCGCAATGTGCCAGATGAGATTTCTAGCATTGCTGCCATCTGTGTTGTGCCAAGGTATATTGGCTCCATTAGTCGCTCCATGTTCCGGCATAATCTGTGAGGATTGTAATGTCACCGGCAATAGCACCATCAAATAGCCCCTGGTGAGGCTCAGCGATTGATTTGAGATACGCAGCTGCTAGCAAATAATCTGCATAAGTATCACACCAATAAGCAAACTGCCAATTGTAATCAACCTCAGTTTGTGGGATGACCGGCTCAAATCGATCGCCTTTTTCTTTCCAATCGGTGCCAGCCCAACGCATTTGCATTGTTGTAAGGTGGTCAAAATCCTGCGCTGTGATGTCCAGGGTAATTTTCATGATTGTGCCAACTCTAATAAATCGGCATCGCTCATGGATTTGAATGCACCTTCGATTGCCTTGATGCTTTGATCCTCGCAAGAGTCACAACCACAATCCACCATGGCTGCAAATCCCTTACTTTCCTTCTCCAACTTGTTGCTTATATCGATGTATAAATCTGCCATTCTTGACATTATGAACGCTCCTTACAAGTACGGCAAATAAATGCAATTTGCCCTTGCGAGATTGATCCGCGAACAATGCGCCATGAGTGTTGGTGTAGTTTTTCAATTCTTGACATGTGAGGCCCTTTCCTAAGTACCACCATTTGGTGATATGTATAGGATAGACGATATGGACAGAATAGACAAGATAGACAGGTATCGGCGTGTCTAACGCTCCAGCAGAATGGTGTAAATGTGGTCAAGGCGTGCCTCTAGCCTGTTGACCTGCTCCTTTAGGCTTCTGCCGTTGGCTTCTGGCCCTATTTCGGCCATGATTGAGCGCACAATAAACCTGACGGCTGCATATAGCCCAGACAGGATGGCCATGACACCTACGGCCACGGCCACCCATGCCTGGACTCCCATCTTACTTCTTACCTAAATTTATTGCTGAATCTTTTGGATCAATGGCACGCAATACCGGGGCGATAAAACCTGCCAATAGTGCATTGATTAGCACCTTTGGATCGGTAATGCCTGAGATGTAGAGGGCTGCAGCCGATGCGATTGCAGCTCTTAGATACGACAAGGCCGCCGCTTTGAGTTGTGAGTTCATGTGTTTTCTCCTTGTATTTTCTTTATCAATGCCGCCACCTTGACTGCATCAATGCTAATTTCAAAGTGCATCTCATCCTTGCGAGATTTGTAATCGCCTCCCCAGGTCAAGCCATATTTGTGTGCAAGGGCTCTAAGCATTGGCACCTTGCCGGGCTCAAATGTTCCCACCTGGCCCAATGGGTGACGGCTTGCATTGAGATCGATGGCCGTGCCGCTACTGTGATTGCTTAATTTATCCGTTGTACCCCTCACCATTCTGTAGCAAAATCCCCAATCGTCATTTGCCCCTACATCTAACGGCTCTATTAAGTTATGAAACTCAGCTGCAAAACCTACAAGCAACGGTGCTACCTTCTCGGCACATCGCAATTTAATAGTCGTGCCTGGTACGGGATAAGACTTAATGCCTATCGCCGCCTGATCCTTAGATGCAGGCCACCCGTTATACGATTGGAGCAATATGGGCTGCATTAGCGCAACTCCATCTACAAGTAGCCTCATCTAGCACTTCTTCGGCGTGGCAGTTAGCCTTTGGCGCAATAAAAGCATCCCGCGCTTCATCGTATGTGTAGCCAATACCCGCATAGTTAAATCTTATGTTGCCGTTGTAACTTGTACGCTTGCAAAGTTGGCCTCTAAAATTGCCATACCAAATCTCGGTGTCTAGGCCTTCAATGGTTTCAGTTTCATCTTTACCAGTTATCACTTCTGTAACAATGCCGTCTGTAATAAACGCGTAGTGTGCCATTAGACCGTCACCGTTCCTGTACCAGCCGTAAAAGTATAAATTGTATAACCGCCACTATTGGTTTTTGCGTAAGTTAAACCGCCGCCGATAGTTGTAAAATCTTTTTTACCAGATGTTAAATATCTAAGAATTACAATACCTGAACCACCTGAGCCGCCCGATGTGCCTGAGTTTAAGTCGCCATCGCCCCCGCCGCCACCGCCCGTATTGACCGATCCATTAGCACCAGAATTTCCTCCTCCACCCGTTCCCCCTTGGCCATTTCCGCTAGCTGAACTGTGTGCGCCCCCGCCGCCACCGCCTCCATAAGTTACGGCCGATCCTGAGTAAGAATTAGAAGAACCGTTACCGCCGTTTCCTGGATTAGGATAATTATCGTCGTAACCAACTTGACTTGCACCACCGCCGCCTGCGCCTGATCTAAAACCAGATGTGCTTCCACCTGCAAAACCTTGAGCAGGTGAAGTGCTTGGTGTATTACCTGCCGCGCCAGCCTGACCCGCAGAGCGTTGCCCCGCGCCCCCGCCCGAGCCGCCCGATGTTGGTAATGTTCCAGCATCGCCGTTATAGCAACCACCGCCGCCGCCCCCTGCCGATGTGATAGTTGAAAAAACAGAGTCACTACCTTTAGCAACGCTTGTTGATGATGTACTACCTGCACCGCCTGCACCAACTGTTACTGTAAAAGATGCGCCTATAGAAAATGCCGCTGCCGTTCTAAACCCACCCGCGCCACCGCCGCCTTGATTACCGGCGCCTGCGGATCCGCCACCTGCACCACCACCTGCTACAACTAAATAATCAACGGCAGTAGGAGCAACTTCTAAGTGTCCACTAATACCACTTGCCATAATGCCTAGCATCGGAGTCATTATGCAATATCTCCGAAGACTATCCAACTATTTGCTGCCAGTTTTTTACAAGTTGCACCTGAGTTGGCCACACGCAGTTTCGGCGTGGCACTTGTAGCACCTGTACTAATGACGGTGGTAGTGCCTGGGGTACTGGCCCCTATTGTTGGTTGACCTGCCCCAGTAATCCAGAATACATTTATTTCAGTACCTACTGCAAAATTAAAGGTAGCATCGGTAGGTATGTTGAATTGCTGAGTAGTAGCGGCGTTCATCGAAAAGATATTGCCCTGATCGCCCGATGCAAAAGTATAGGCGGCAGTCTTAGCCGTATAGGTGCTTGCATAAATGGCATTCATTTGTGTAGCTGTAAGGACTTGGCCGGTCGTAAAGGTCTGGAATGTCATCTATTTGCTCGCTTTCATATTAGTAGGATAGTACATCGTTAGTCGTATCTAGCAGTCCATAGAGCGCGTTGTCAAGGATAAATGAGTCAATTATTGG